TTATGGCATGAAAATGATGCAACCATAGAAAGAAAAGGTAGCTTTGTTATAAATGGCGAAAAAAAATATGGCGCTATTGTAAAAAGTTTTAATGCACAAGGTGAGCCAAAGTATGAGTTTATGATGTCTACAGGTTTGTTACATCTTAATACTGATAAACAAAGCGATAAAACACCTGACATGGGTGGCAAAGTTACCATTGATGAAGCTGTATATAAACTTGGTTGTTGGGCTAAAGAAAGCAAAGATGGAGTTCCATTTACAAGCATTGGTTTTCAAGAAGTCAATGATCAAGGCACAACACAGGAATCTGTAAAAGCTAAAGTACCTTTTTAATTGCCACAAAAAACTTTTAAAGATAGAAAGTATCTTGAATGGATAAGGACTTTGCCATGCCTTTTATGTAAAGCAGGTTATTATTCACACAGCAGAGAAGTGCAAGCACATCATCTTTTAAAACCATATGACGGCGTTAGGGGTATGTCTTTAAAAGCTAATGATAAAAATGTAATACCTCTTTGTTACCACCACCATGCAATGTTACATACTAAGTTTGGTGATGAATATAAATTTTTTACACACTTTGGACTTCCTGCAAGCTTTGGTAAAGATTGGGCAAAAAAACTTTGGGAACAAAGAAGTATGCAAGAAAGTGTGGATGATAACGATTTACCTTTTTAAAATATTATTCCAAAAAAGGTTTACTTTTGTCCACCATTTGGTATGATGTACCTATAAATTAATTAAACAAGGATAAAATGAAAAATTTAAAAAACCAACTATCTAACTACCCTTACATGAACTACGAAACCTATCGTGTACTAAAAGCAACTATTCTTAAACTTTCTGATAAAGAGATTGCTGATTTATATGACCACATTGATATTATCACAGAAAACGAAGGTGAATTTTCTGCTGATATAGATACAGAAGAAGATTGGAGAGATTATCAAAGACGAGTTAAATACATTAACAAGTTAAAAAAAGTAACATGGAAAGCAGTAGAGAGAGAATTAGATCGTTACGATGCTATTCCAATAGAAACTCATATCAAAGAAGCAGATACAGACATTCTTTTAGAAATGAACAAGTACGAAGTTAATGGCACAACCATGACACAAAAACTCAAAGACTTAGTACAAAATGAACTAAAACTTAGAGAGGTAGCATAATGAAAACTACTGTATATGATGTTTACCAATATTTTCCACATATTGGCAGATATGGTGAGCATAAGAAAATAGCAACCTACAATAAAAAAACAGATGCAGAAAAACGAGTAGATCGTATATGGTCTACTGGTCAAACTGCTACTTTAGAATTAAGAGAGGTGAAAAATGAAAATTTATGTAGCAATAGATAATGAAAACGGCATGCCATATTTTTACACATCCAAAATTAGATTTTTAAAAGAAATAAAATCATGTCACTTAGAACCACAAGAGCCAATTATTTTTAAAACAGACAAAATAGGCATTTTGTGTGCAATGCACAGTATTAGTTTGCACTGCGGAAATACTGGTACATTTAGAATAGGTAACAAAACTTTAGAGCAGGTGTTACATGGCAATTAATGACGAGTTTAGAGACTTATCGCCACTAGAAAAAAAGATGGCAAAACTATCAATAAAATATCAAGCAGATTTAATGAGTATGACAATAAAAGAAGTTGAATCTATATTAAGTGATGCAGATAACTATGATCTAGCACAATTTATAAAAAATGGTTGTAGAGATAGAGTATTGCATTAATGGACACATTTATAAATATAGTAGTAGGATTATTAGCATTATATGGCGCTTGTGCTCTATTTTTAGTAATGGTTATATGGATAAAAGGTAAACTATGAAAGATACCAACACAAAAAAATGTGTAGATTATTTAGGTCAATGTGGTGGTGATGTAGAATATTATGAATACTACGAAGATGGCAGATGGTGGCATGGACATGAATGCTCTGATTGTGGTGAAATACAAAGTGGATAAGGGGGTTATATGAATTATTTATTTTGGCTTATATTGCCAGTGGCAATTTGGTGCATGGCTTGGATTGTTATTGATTTTATAGTTAATGAAGAAACAGCCAATGAATTAGAGGATATTATTAACTGCAAGTGGGGTAAAGATAATGACTACTAAAGTACAAGGTGTAGAGATACCTAAACATCTGCAACATTTACCGAAACAAACAATTAGAAATCTTTTGTATTTATTTAGAGTACGAACTTAATGAACTCATATTGTTATTCATGGCAAGCAGAGTTAAGTGAAGAACATTGCGAAGCCATAAAGGCTTTATACATAGAGGGCAAGCCTAAAGAAGCTGAGATAGGCAATGTTGCCAGTATAGATAAGAATGTAAGATCATCTAATGTTCTGCCATGTGAGTATGATTCTAAAAATGGCGCTTATCTTAATAGGATTATGAACCAATACATCACTATGGCTAATCGTGAATGCTTTGGTGTGCAGTTAAACGGCTTTCAAGAGTTTCAAATAGCCAAGTATAGCAAGGGTGATTTTTATGACTTTCACATGGACTCTAATATCTTTGACCATTCATCACAGAGAAAACTAAGCATCACAGTGCAACTATCAGATAGCATTGACTATGTTGGTGGAGACTTTGAGTTCAGCAAAGACATGGGCAAGTTAGATAAGAAAAAGCTAAGAGAGAAAGGAACTATCCTAGTTTTTCCGTCTTTTCTTTATCATAGGGTCACTGAGGTAANTAAGGGCGAGCGTTTCAGCTTGGTTGGATGGTACGAGGGAAACGACTGGATTTAGTTTATTTTTCGCTTGAATACTTGATATTAAGTCCTGACAAAGTGCAGAGTCGGTTTTTTTCATCAATGCCTTTATCTGTGAGTTGAAAAGAATTATCAACTTTCTCTACAAAACCATGCCGTATGACATCCTCTAGCATCTCCTGTGGCGTTTCTTCTTTGAACATGACACTTAGTATTACCCCAAGCCTTTTGTTCTGTGTCTTGCTCAGAGCCATTTAGACATTTTCCCAATGTTTGCCCTCAAATAACAATGCTTCTGCTTCTCGTCTACGAATAAGACCATCATTAACTTGTCCGCTTACTTTATTCCATCTTTTTATTTGATATGGAACGCCCTCGTAATCACCTTGATTTAAGACCTGTAACAGTGTGCTACTTCGCAGGTTGCTTGGTCCAAGATTAAAACACCATGATGTTAAAGCATCAAACTGACATTGGTTTAAAGGAATGCTGACCAGTTCTTCTACATGGTTGCCGTATTCTTCTAGTTCATCTATAAGCATCATTTCTGCTTTTTCTTGTGACCATGTATCACCTTTTTGTACGCCATGTGTTGAACCGTAACCTATTGTCCATACACCTGCAGCACATTGATATGCCTCTAGTTTACAACCCTCAAACTTTTTAACCAACATGACACCTTCGTCTGATATTTGCATATTATTCTCCCCAAGTTCCGTCATCTCTGACTTTTGCTGTTTTAGTTCCACCCCAGTATTCAACGGCATGACCTTCATTGATAAGCATTTGGCAAATATCTTGACCATCTTCTGTATAAGGGATTGCAAGTATTCTGCCATATTTACCTTTGCCTAATGATTGTATTTTAAATGAGCCTACGCACACTTCTTTTAGTCTTGCTGATGCTTTTTTACCTAGTGCTTTTTCAGCTAGATTACGAGTTCTTGACTCAGGAGTGTCTATACCTGCCAACCTGCAGCGTTGTTTATGCAGAAATACACTGAATCCCAAGTCAAGAGTAACATCAATAGTGTCTCCGTCTACGACTCTTTCCAGTATTGCGTTATATACGAATGGTGTAACTGTTGCCATAAATTAAAAAGGTGCTCCTGCACCTATAGTTTTACTGTTTAGCTTTTCCGATGTTCAATGCCATCAGTTCTAAAAATTTATAGAACTTTCCGATCATTTGATCATCTTTCGGAGTCGGAGTTAATGCACAGATAATAGATGCTAAACATACTACACCTGTGATAATTCCTATCCATTCTCCTATCATTCCCATATCATTCTCCTATATGAAAATTCAAGGCTATCAGATTTATTCTTCTTTTGAAAGGTTTTCTGTTGTTACTTTTCGGTAATAAACCACCACATCTTTTAGTTCTGTAATGTATCTTTTGATCTCTTGCATATTGTATGCCATGACTTCATAGTCAGGAATGGTCATAGCTAGGAACACTAACTCACCCTCTTGTTCCTCTATTCTTGCCAATTGATCTTCCCAGTTGTCAGGTGTAACAGTCATCCACTGCAACTCCTTTAAGTCAATTGCTCTAGGCATGACAGGTTGCACTATCTTGCGTTCTATAGGTTTGGCGCTTACTTGTATTTCTCTAGTCGGAAGTAGACTGCAACTGCAAGCCATTATCAAGACCATCAACATCACTGCTGATTTGCTCAATGTTTTCCATGATATGCTTTGTACCATTATTTATTTTCCTCTCCATTTTAATTGGGTCTGCTAGTATTTCAGATGCTAATTCATAGTTCTGTATAAACTGTGTGTATCTGTTTAACTCTTTTTGTGCTGCTTGGCTCTTGACCGTAAGGTCTTGTAGTTGTTGTGTCTGCATTTCAAAGTCTGCTTGTATGGTTGCTATTGTTTCTTCCTGTGTAGCAACCGCACCTTCTAACGCAGCATTATTTGCTGTGAGTATTTGATTTTGACTATAGAAATAATAGCTTGCAAAACCAAGCATTAAAATAATTCCTATCAATATCTGTTGCATCACATATCCTCAATAATGTAATTCAAACCACCTGCACTTCTGTACTCTATGGTTTTGTTATCAAGATCACGAAACTTTAGATGGTTTTCTTTTTGCACAATTATTTTTTTACTTATATAAACCTTGTCGTCTGAATCTCCGTACTCTTTGTTAAACGATACTCTTATTTGGTAGCGCTGTACAAATAAACTTATTATCCAATCAATCAGTTTTCGCATAGTCTTTATTCATACATTCTGACCATTCATCTCTTTTTATTTCTTCAGGATAGTTTGTATAGAATATGTCTTTGCAATGCTCAAATTGTTTTCGCCAAGATGCAGGGTCGTACTTGTCGTTCCATTCTTTCTGTACTGGTGCGGTAGCACAAGCAGTAAGAACCACGCTAATAATTAAAAGGCGCATTATCCGTTAAGTGGATTACTGTCTTTCTTTTCTAGCTTAGTTTCTAATTTCTCTAGGTTGTTATCTAGGCTCTGTAGGTCAGCTTTAATCGTGGCTATATCTGTTTTAATTTCAGTAACATCAGGAACTTCAACATTGTCTATTTCCTTTTCCAAGAACTGTACTGATGTTTCTATAGATGCAAAGCGTTCTTCAATGACTTGCACATTGTCCTCTGCTTCACTTATACCACCAATCTTTGCTTCTAGGTTTTCTAACCTATTCACATATTCTGCGCCAGTGTAGCCGAAGCCTGCTAGCGTTCCCACGATACCAACAAGAGCAATTATTTGCGTTGTTTTATTTTGAAACCAATCCATTGACTATCTCCAAATATTAGGTTGGTCATCAATCATCTGACTGAGACCTTGTAAGTTTTTATTCACGAGTCCATAAAATGCACCCACATTGTCATTAAGTGTAGCAGATGCGTATATCGTTTGACTAGAGTACCAGTCTTGTGCATCAGGTACGGTGGTTTCTGTGTACGCATTAAAGCTAGGCACATAGCCAATAAGTGCTATAAGTTTTGACTCATCTCCGTATTCGCCAGTTTCTTGCTGTTCTTGTTCTATTTCTTCCTGTTGTGCTTCTATGTTTGCTGCAATTATCTTATCTGCTATTTGATCTGCTTCTGAAGCCGTCATAACTCCTGAAGATGCCGTGTCAATCTCACCCTGCACATTTTGCACTTGCACATCAGCCACAACCATAGATGCTGCATTATCAAAGGTAGGCAAAGGCATTATAGACATTGATACGCTACCAGTACCGCCCATATCACTTGACATTGATAACACTTGGTTTGTTTGTTGGGTTGCACTTGCAAACTGATCTGATGCACTTGGGCTACTAGATGTGCTAATTCCACCGCTAGATGCTGTGCTACTGCCTGTGCTTGCATTTACGCTAGAGGTGTTATTACTTGTGTTATTGGAAGAAACACCACCAGTAGCCTGAGAATAGCTGTTAGAAGCAGTTTTTATGCCTGCCCTAACCACATTAAGTGCTGTAGCCATTAATTTATTTTTACCTGTAGGCTCATCAGAATCCACTGCTGCAAATTCTTCTTCCACTTCTTCTAGCACTTCTTCCCTTGCTTCTTCTTCTCTTTCTGCAATTCTTTCTTCTTCCATGATTTCTTGCATTTCTTCTATTTCTTCAAAGATTTCTTCTACTGCTTCTTCTTCAAATATTTCCTCTATAAATTCTTCTTCAGGTTCGTCAAGATCGGCAAGCCTTTCTTCCAGTCTTTCTTCAAAGTGTTCGTTGGTTTCTTCTTCAAACCATTCTTCCAACTCATCTATAGAGTTAAATTCTATAAATGTTTCAGGCTCGCTGTAATCTTCTACTAAGAATGTTTCTTGAAATATAAATTCATCTAACAATATATCTTCTTGATGCAACGGCTCATCATGGTGTGCGGTAAAGTTATCTATAAACGGTAAAGGTTCAGGCTCAAAAAATATAACAATATCATCCATCATTGGCTCTAAAAAATAATCATTGGGGTTGTCTCCGAAATCCTCAAAGGGCGGAAACATTTCTTCCTCAAATACTTCTATGATAGTAAATTGTTCTTCAAAGCCGTGAGTGTCGTGGTGATCGTCTATGAATATACCTGTGGCAAACTGTTCTTGCTCATCTATAAAACCATAGTCAACCTGCTCATCATCAAAGAAAGCCACTGAATCCTCTTGTCTGTAGCCTGCACAGAAAGGCGCATACTGTGGGTCGTTATCACATTCCTGTTGGTCAAATGCCTGCCAATAATTAGGGCATGATTCACTATAAAGGTCAGTGATGTTGCATTGCTGTGTTAAAAAAGCATCAGCATATCCTGTACAACTAGAATCATTTAATGGGTCACTACAGTCAACACCATTACCGCTACCTGAGCCGTATAAAGAACCACCGTTCTCTAATGTCGTGTTTATTGCTGTGTTATTCCAGTTCGTGTTTACGCAAGCGCTAGAGTTTGTAGTGCCAGTAGAACATTCATCATGGTAATAATAGGTGTATGAGTTATCTTTGCTAGAGCCTACCTCACCAATAAGCACATCATGGTTAATAATGTTTAATGCGCCATAGCGTATGTCAAAAGAGTTGTTGTTCCAAAGTATGATCTCAAAGCTGTTGTCTGTATTGCTTCTGTTGTACTCCCTCATGTCGTACCATCCGAAGATCATCTTGCTGTTATCACCCCAAGATTTCATACGAGAGTTATTATCTCTAATTAAGTCTGTCCAAAAAGGGTATATGGTGTAAGTGTGCTGTCCGTTAATAGGGTCAGGAGTATAGTCATTGCAATAGCTGCCACTATTACCAAAATGTAGGCATCCATTCGTTGCCATCCTCGCTTGTGTAAATGTAGAGCCGTAAAAAGTAAAGTTAAAAGAAAGATCAATTGCAGGGCTAATGCCATCATCTACTACCTCGTAAGCTAACTCGCCCTCAAAGTTATTAGCGTTTGTTTGCAGGTGGTATAAATCCTGTCCTGCTTCATAAGTGTACTGTCCATATACACTAAATGATAGCAGACTAGCTACTGCGTAGCATAGAATTCGTTTCGGCATTGTTTAGTAGTCTTAGTTTTTCTTGTGTAAGTTTTTTTGACTAAACCGACAACATCTTTATTAATCTTGGTTCTGTTTGGGTTAGTCTCATGTGTACATTTGGCTATGTATTCTTTTTCAGCATCATCTACATCAGGTCTTTTGGATTTATTTTTATCCCACTCTGCTTTTGCTTCTTTGCCTATCTTTCCCTCGTAAGGGCAAGGTGTACCTGCCATTGACATAGCTTTAAAAACTCTTTCGTCTTGGCATAGCAAGGCTACTGATGCCACTTTCATACCCATGTCATAGAGATACTTAGATAGTTTTAGCCTTTCGCAGTTTTGATCTGTGATTGTTTTACCGCCTGAGAAACCAAAGACCTGCCCCTGAAATGCGCCTGATACACCAGTAGTACATAAATCCTGTGAATAAGACATTATTGATGGCGCAATAGCAGATGCAGGCGGTGCTTCTGATTTAATGTTTTGGTTGATAGTTTGTGTGCTATTAGACTCATTAATGTTTCTATTGGTGTTATCAGATTTAGTGTTGTTATTGTTCTGATTAACATTATTGGTTGACACATTAGATTCAGATTCAGATTTATTAATGTTGGTATTGGTATTCGTGTTATTGGATGTACTGTTATTCGTGTTATTAACATTCTGATTAACCGTAGAATTTACAGTTGAATTAGATGTTGATGTGTTCACATTATTATTAGTGTTAGTGTTATTTGATGTAGAGGTTGCCGTTGAAGTATTAAGATTAACATTATTGTTCGTGTTGATATTCGTATTGTTATTCGTGTTTGTCGCTGAAGTTGTGGTGGTATTGGTATTTACATTCGTGTTTGTATTATTGTTTGTATTCGTGGCAGTAGAAGTATTTGTGTTCGTGTTTGTATTCGTGTTGGAATTTGTATTAGTGGTTGTTGTCGTGTTGACCGTGTCAAGACTGTTGTTCTCACAATACTGCGAACCATTCACACAAGCCGTGCCTGATTGTTGGTTTGACTGAGCATTAGCATTTACACTAAAACCTACGACAAGGGTAATTATGCAACCTACCATTGCCCATGATATTAAGTTATCGTGTTTTCTTTGTTCTTTTTTGTTCATAGCGTCCTATCATTGGGTGAATATCACCTATCATGTAGTTAACAATTACTATGACCATTAGTACAAAGAATATTATCTCGCTTGTCATTTATGTCTAATCTTAGAGCAGTTTTGTTAATGCTACCATAACAAGGTATAACACCCAAATATATTATTCCAAAAAGGGTTTACAAATGGTATTTTTTTTATTATGATGCCCTTATATAAATTAAACGGAGATAAAATGAATAAAACTATTAATAAATTAGCCGTAAGGTTGTTAGATAACGGTAAAGAAATGGTAGATTGGGAAACCTGCTACTCAGACTATGGTGTTTTTGGCGAAGGTACAGTATCACACTGGCTATCTTTACATACACAATACGAATGGCAAGCAACAGGTACTTCCTGCTTACATGATCAAATTAAAGATTTATGCAATCTTATTAAAGATGATCAGATCTATAAATATAAATCCAGTAACGAAGATTTGCATAAAAAAGCAGATGGACATTCTGACTATATTTTAGACAAAGATGGTAAACCAAAAAACTTTAACCCATTCTCCAATGGTACATATAGGAGAAGAAAGTGAGAGATTATCAAGCAAAAAAAGTTTACGATTGGGAACACTCGCAACCATGGTGGACTTGGAATAGTTACCTGACTGAAGATCAAGTTAAAAAGTGTATACAGAAATTAGATAATAATTTGCCTTTTATAGTTTTTGATAAAAGTGGTTTCTATCATATACATGATCAAAAAAGAAAAACTAAAGTTGTTTTTTCAAATGGCAGAGGTACAAGTAATGCTTCAAGAAAAAGAATATTACTTAAAAGAGATTGGGCATTAAATTACAATGTTATCTTGCATGAATACGCACATCTTCTAAGTAAAGATATACACGGACCAAAATTTGTAAGTGCTTATTGTTGTTTATTGGTAGCATATCACCCACACCAACCTACATTTAAAGAATTAGCAAAAAGTCTTAATGAACATAATGTAGACTTTAAGGAGTTTGATTACACATGGAAACTTCTAAAACTTTCTAAAAGAATAAAACCATTTGCTAAGTGCAGTGAAGAGCCATTACCAAAACCAATTAAGAAAACAAGAGTTTCACCTAAACAAAAATTAATAAAACTTTGTCAAGAACACGATTGGCTTGAATATGATGACGATTGTGGGTTTGAATATTTTAAGTGTGAAGTTTGGGATATTAGAGAAGATGAATACAGAGAAGAATGGTTTGATGAAATGACAGATTACTCAGACTCTTGGAAAATGGCATATCAATATGCTTTGGAACTAGTAGAAAGAAATAACAAATATGGTAAGACATACGATCATGAATGATAAAAACCCTTTAACTCCGTTAATGGTAAACCATAGACCCACCAAACAAAACGCAGTACACGGCATTTGGTGAACCCTTTTTTCTAGTTTTTACTTATCTTCTTCACCTTTGAAATTTTTGCTTTGCCCTGACTTGCCTGAATAAACACCAAACACAACACCCATAGCACCTACGACTACAGATACTAATGCTGATTGCTCTAGGTTAGGCTCAGGTAGATTCATAAACCATATGACTGATTCATACATTAGATAGATGTATACAATCACAAATATTCTAGGGAATATGCGCCATGAGTCTACGGCTCTTGCTAGGTGTATGACCTTTTGCCAAGGATTAACATTAGTAGCATCTTCTAGTTCTCTAATCTTATCTTTAAGTTGACCGATTTCTTCTATCATAGCCATGAACTTATTTAAGTCCATTTCTACTTCGTTTCTATCCATGTCTCCGCTAAATCTTCCGTCTTGTTGCATAAT